TGTTAGTAGCTGCTGCGCCAGTGACTTCGATCTTGAGGCCACCGTTGGTCGTGTCTGCGCTGAGAGCCATGCCCCAAGCAGGTGTGTTGTCGAGGACAGTCGTGGCGCTGTTGACCAGCACAGTCGTCCCTGCGGAACCTTCCCTACGGATCAACCCTTCGATCTTCCATGCTGCACATGCTGTGCCTGTAGAGGCTTGCTGGCGGGCTACGATGGTACCGTGGAAGGCGTAGGCAGAGTTGTTGGGGAGGATGATTTGGTTGGTGGTGGATGCGGCGGTGTTAGTGGTCGTTAGGGCTTCAGGGGTAGCGTCTGTGGTGTCAGACATAAGGTTAAACAGACCATAGAGGGCAGAGCCTGTTACGTTTGCTATTCGCCCTGCGGAATAAGCGAACTTTCCCTCTATATTCGAAACTGCATAAGTCCCCAAGGCAAAACTAGCATATTGACTTGCTGTAGCCCCCCTACCGATTGCATAAGAAACAAGGCCAGATGCTGTCGTATCGTACCCTATAGCATAAGAAAAAGTAGAAGTAGCTTCCGCTAAGTCTCCGATAGCAACTGAATCAGTGCCAGAAGATATAGATTGATTGCCTATAGAAGTTGTTGCTATTCCGCTGGATTTAGCCAGTCGACCAATCGCCACCGAGTTAGCACCAGTAGCACCATAGCTAGAGCTGTTGCTGGCTATGGCTGCTGCGAAGGAGTCTGTGCCAGAGGCGTAGGAGTTGGTGAGGGCGGTGGCATTTGCGCCGCTGGAGGTTTGTGCATTATATCCTATAGCCGCCGAACGAGAAGAGTTTGCATCAGTTGACGGCCCAAAAGAGATAGACTCTGTAGATACCGCTCGAGCCAAATAACCAATACCAATAGAGTTTGCGCCCTGCGCCCTAGCACTCTGACCCATTGCTATGGAATAGTCACCGACAGCCCCATAGGACGTGTTGCCGCCAGTAATTACCGCTGAAAAGGCGTGTAGACCTGCGGCACTGCCAACACCCAAGGCGACAGAGTTGTTCCCCCCACCGTTTGAACCGCTACCTACTGCAACAGCATTCAGACCTCCAACAAGAGGCGCAGTCGGGCTAGATGGGTTCTCAGCATACAACTCAAGAACAGGCGGAATATCCTCAGCCGTTGCCGATACATAGACTACAGCGCTGCCCGTCAGGTTCAGCAGAGAGCCAGTGGAACTCTCCCCCAGTGTCCGGCTAAGAGTGGTCCCAGAGGTTGTGTAGGTGCCTGTGCCGATCTCCCAGTCAGTGCCATCTTCAATGACGTAGCGAACCACATCAGTGTCAACCACACCAGCATCAGCAAAGGTCTGATAGCCGCTCTCGGCAGAACCAAGAGTTAGTGTGCCTGTGCCAGTGGTGGCAGTGGCTACTTTGGCTCTGTTTACGAGAGTGACCATTCAAAAAACCTCTTAGGCTACCGTAAAGGTAAAGATGCCGTTTGCGTTCCAGACCACTTTGAAGTCAGTCGTGTCACCAGCGGACTGAGTGCCGTCGAAGTCAATAAACGCAATGGGTGGGTCGTTCGCATCAGTGTCGTTATAGATAACACCATAAGCAGATTCAATAGAGCCGCCTGAAGCCGTCCAAGTCACATCGTCAGCATCGAACTTCGCATCATTCGTGGTTACGGTCGTCACAGCCACGTTAGCGAGTGTCTCGCCGCCAGCGACATAACCTGTTCCAGTTGTCGCCTCGGTGCCTGTAATGCCAACGAGCGTGGTATCAGTAGCATCGAACGTAGCTGCTGAATACAGTTTCAACTTATATGTATCACCAGAGGCGTTTGAGCCTTCAGCGAATAGTTTTGCTGTTTGATTATACAGCGAGATAGTAACAGCCATCAGCCAGTCTCCTTGTTTCGATGGTCGCGGATAGCCTGACGCTGATCCACCTTGCTTACCTTATACCCCACACCAACCTCATCGGCAATTCGACGCAATTCCTTCATGTCGTCAATGGCGTCAAGATCATCAGTATTAGATAGAATATCCTGATCTTCAAAGTCCGCATCAGCCTCGTCCCAATACTGACCAGCTTCCGCCAAAGCCTCGAGAGCCTTATCCTTTTCGATAGTAGCTTCAGGTTTTACCGTGCCTTTAACAGCAATCTTATCGTTATGTGTAATCTTACCTGCCTCAAACATCTGCACAATGCGGCGCTGCGAAATACCAATATTACGCCAAGGTAATGACATACCAGGCTCATAGCGATGCCCATTGGCAATGAAGTATTTACGCGCAAAGACAGGGAGCGAGGGGTCGAATTTCTGGTTAATCAATCGGGTCATTGGTTTCTCCTTTTACGCTATTATACAAAAGAAAAGAGCGGCTGACTAGCCGCTCTCCTCAATAACAATGTGATTATTGCTTAGGCAACAATCGACCCGAAGTAATAGCCCAGATCGGCGCTAACCAGCTTCATGTCATAAGCGGACTGGACCTCAATACGAGTGCTTTCCAGTTCGTCACGATAGAAGCGCTTGGTTGCAAAACCAAAGGCATTCGTCTGACCCATGAACCCTGTCCAGCTAAACTGATAACCGCCTGTAGGCGTCATCAGCGAAGGTGCTGGTGCAGCATATGTCAGCAGTGCGTTCTTACCGCCGATGAAGCTATGAGCGTTTGTCGCGCCCTGTGCTGCGGTGTTCTCGATACCGCGCATAACCAGAACCTGCTCCAAGCCGAACAGCGCAGCAAGTGTTTGCTCGTTCACCATCGCAGGGTTTGCAGTGGTGGATGTCGCATACTTCACGCGGTCAACAATGTCTGGGTGGTCAATCAGAGCGTCAAGAACACCCTTGGAAATCACCAGCTTGTTTGGTGTAAATCCTGTGGACTCTTCGACCGTAGTGATAGCAGTACGCATATCGCCAATCGGATCACCAGAAGTCTGGTCAGACCACTGGATTGTCTCACCAGAGGCAGGGGACGATGCCACACCAGTTTCTTCGTTGGTCCACTTGCCAGTGCTGAAGAAGTTGTTTGCCCAGAGCTTTTCGCGCTGGATCAACATCTTGTGTGTTGCGAACTCAGCCGCTGCACGTTCAACATCAACCGCAGGATCGGCGTTTGCACGTACCTGATCAGGTACGTCGTGGTGGTAAGCGTAGACGTTGGCGAAATACGTTGGCGTATTGTCCAAGTCGTAACCGCCACCAGCGGACTCAGTGCCCGGTGCGCGAACTTGTGCTTCGTCGCGGTTGAAGTCGCCACGGTCGAATACAAAGTAGCGATCAGATTGCTTGGTGACAGGTACGTTAGGGAACACTTTGCCCGCAACGAACTTATCGGCGCTCTGTAGGTGCGCTACCGAGATGTTGGTCAGTGCCGCGTCAACATGGACGGCGCTGTTAGTTGGTTGTGCCATTGTTCAGGCTCCTCTTATTAGACCGCGCCACGTGGCTGGAAAATGATGGAAATTACTTCACCGTCAGCGCCACCAGTTACGGCAGTACCAAGGATCACATCACCAGATGCAGCAGTTACTGCTTCACCTGCTGCGTCAGATGCAACGGCTGCACCTGCTGCGACGGTCCCACCAGCAGATACGCGGGTCAAACCACCGATGCAGACTTCAGCCGCACGACCTGCTGCCGATGGGTCATTGAGCAAAACACCTACTGCTGCCGCGCCATCACCTGTCGGGTCAACTTGACCGTCTGAGGCAACACTCACGAAGAAGAATTGCTTTGCGGAAAGGTCTGCGCCAGCCTCTAGGGTGACGCTGACCTGAGCGTTATTGATAGCCATTGGACAAGTCCTCCTTAGTTGGCTTCGTTACGAGCTTCGGTCATCAGCGATGCACCTTCACCCGACTTAGTGACTTCCGCAAATGCGGTCTCAAATGGCACTTTGTTCTCTTTCGAGTAATCATTTGCCATTTTATTCAGACGGAACGTGGCAGATGCCTCGTCGTTCAGCGGGTTAGCGCCGATTTCTTCCATCTGCTTCTTCAGCGCAGCGTCAGCCGCCTTCAGAGCCTTGAGGACATCTTCGTTGTCACCAACAGCCGCGAGCAGTTTGCCCTTAGCGAGATCGGTTCCAGCGAGATTAGGCAGTTCAGTGGCACCGCGCTTTGCAAGTGTCATTTCTTCCTGTTCAGCCTTGGCTTTCACCAATTCAGCTTCCTTGGCTTCAAGTGCCTTGAGGATAGTGGCTGGAACAGCCGCCTTCTCGAAGCGCTCACCTTCGACTTCGATGTACTCAGGATCAGCTCGCTTTGTCAGCTCACCTTCCTCAATATCGAAACCAGCCTCATCAGCCTGCTTCTTCAGTTCTGCTACTTCGGCCTCAGCACCTTCGGCTCGCTTGGTCAGGTCATCGACCTGGCCCTCTAGCGCCTCCAGCTTATCTGCGAGTTCTTGAGGGTCCATATCGTGACCTCCTTTCTCTGTTTTCTCGCCCATGCACATCTTCATGGCGTCCTCTTTCGAGTACCCCTTGCCCATGTACTCTTTCATCTTGGCCATTTGGGCCTCAGACATATCTTCTTCCTTCATGGTGTCTCCACGTTTGAAAAGGGTGATTTTTGCGTTTGGATCAGCGGGTACATCTACCCCGCTAACCTCCGTCAGAATGATGTTCTTGAGTTTACGCGGCATCGTAGTCCTCCACATCGCCAGCTTTGCCCCCGATTGAGAAGCCCGTATAATCGCCACGCTTATAGGCTTTCATAACTTCATCATCAGTCGGCTTCATGGCAACCAACCAACCTTCGCGGTCGCTGTAGATGTCAAAAGCCTTCATAATGTCATTAGTCATCGGGAACGAATGAACGAACTGACCAACATTCTCGCCTTTGTGCATTACTTTTGCATTACGCGAGTTCAACATGAAGTGCGTTGCCATTTTCTCCATCTCAATCGGCTCGATGGAGTCGCCTTGGCTGTCAACAAGGAGTTTTCCGTCCTCGGTTGAGACATACGCCCAACCATAGACAAGCCCTTGTTCATCATCGACTTTGAGAACAACCGCTTCCTCTTGGGACTTATTTACAGACACCTGTTGCATAATGGTGCCAATTATCGCGGATATCGCTCTCTCAAGCAACCCCTCCTTGACACGTTCTTCCTCGTCGTCCGAATCAGTGTCAATTCCAGCAATTTCATTCATACGATCAAGGTATTCTTCGTGGTCCTCACCCGGCATATAGACCGCCTGCCCATTGCGTTCATGCACATGGATTTCACCGTTAAGCCCAAGGTCCATTGAACGAACGGTCGCTTCCGCTGGTGTGGTGAACGAGTCATCGTCTATCTGGCGTTTCTTGATTGAGTCCATCTTGGAATTGGCCCAGTTTACTCCAGATGTTCCACCCCATCCGAGCCATGCAACATAGCCTCGGTCTTTCCACGGTGTATCTTTGAACTTAGGGTCTATTTCTGCGTTCTTACGATGCCGTGCAAAGGCCGACATGCGGGCCACAGTATCGCGGCTTAGGTTTTCACCTGAAGCAAGTTGGTTAGCGCGTGTCCACCCAACCTGCGTCATACCTTTTACTTCATCGCCATACTTCTCTTTCCAACGCAACACACGCCTTGCGTTGTTTCGCGCTGACGCAGGTGGCTTAAAGCTGTCCTCTTTGCGGGTGCGCTCCCAATCAGCAGATGGAACATGGACGAACGAGGCGGATGGTTGTGATTTCTCGGTAGTCCGCTCCCACTTACCTGTAGCAGTGTCGCGTTTGTATCCAGCGGCTTTGAGTTTACCCCATGCTGTAGCCGCTGACACGGCCTCTGAACGTCCTGACGCCATCTGGCTGTTGAACGTCTTGCGCCACAACTCCTGACCATGCTCGGCAGGAATCAGTTGGCGAAGTCGGGCGGGGAGACGTTCGTAGGGCATAGACCACCTGCAAAAAGAAAGACGCTGTGGTGTTTATACCACAGCGTCTATGTATTCTACAAGGTTTTGGGTTTTAGATCACTTCAGGGCGGTATAAGAAAACGGAAAAAGCTGATACATCGGCGGCTCAAAACCCATTCTGACATGCGGCCCTCCTTACGGTGACAACGTCACTATGAGGGGTCATCGGATGGGCGTCAAGCGTTCTCCATGTACCCGAATAGACCAGCCGTAACATCAAGCGCCTTAGACCCCTTGAACGTAAAACCCACCCACTCGCCAGCGGGTATAGGGAATGGCCCAAAACCCGTAAATGTTGCCGATCCATTCTGCAAACCAACTGCACCAAGAGGATGCAGATAACCTTGATCCGCAAAGCTGTCTCCGTTGATGAAGCTGGTCTCGAGTTTAACCACACATCGCGCATCCGCAGTTGCCGACGCAGACCCAGCATACATGGATGTAATCATCAGGCGCTTACCCGCAGGGACGCGATGTAGGCTTGTGTTGAACTGAATGTCTCCGGCAGGCATATAGGCGTAAGTTACGCCTCCGTTTGTAAACGACACTGCGCCGACGACAGGCCCAATCTTTGAGTAGGCGTTATTTATGGCGCGAATATCCGTGGCTGTTGTCGTAACTGGTGTTGTCCCATTAAGCGTCACAGTTTCTGTGCGCTCAATCAAGTCGCCATCGAGATAACGGATACCTATTTGGCCTGTGTCACTCGCTGACGTGGACACCAGCGTCAACTGGATATTGTTAGGGACCGTGAGCGTAAGTGGCATCCCAGTTTCCCAGACAATGCCGTTTTCCACTGCTCCGCCACTGATAAATTCACCGAATGTGCTATATGGGTACGACCCAGGCACATTGCCGCGAGCAATGTCGTCACGATTATTCGTGCGCCATAGCCGCTCAGGCCAACCTGCTGTTTTGAAGGAGTAGATCATTCCTCCAAGGTCTCAGCATTTGGTCGTGGACGATTAGGGTCGCCCGCAGGAAGGCCAGCAACGTCGCGCAAGTGCTTATCCAATCCCTCATCAGGGAACAGATCGACGCCAGACAGTGCGAGGCGCTGGATGTATTGACCAAGTTCTTCAAGGTCCACAGGGGCCACACGACCACGTGCGATCTTCGGCATATCATCTGGGTTCATACCGTTCAGTTCCCACAGATAAGGCAGTAGTTTTCGATTGAGTTGCGCGGCAATGGTGTCCGCGTAACCTTCAAGCGCCTTCAGGAACAGATCAGCTTTTGACTTCGACAGCGCAAAGCTACCTCGGTCATTCGCGCCGAGCATTACGAAGTCAGCCATGACCGAACGCGCCATATCTTGCTGATACCGCAAGATCACAGCGCCCGTGTCAATATCGCGTGTGCCTTTGGATGCAATCAGGTCAAATTCAACCATCAGGTTATTGGTCAACTTGCCATCATCATCCGCATAGCGGTCGGACGGAAGGATAATCCAACCCTGCTCATTGCGCTTCACGTCACGCGCAATGGTTTTCATCTGGGTGAATAGAGCCTTTTGCGAGTCGCTTGCATCTGCCGACATAAATTCAGACGGAATACGCACAACAGGAAGCCCGTTGAGTTCGCGCTCAATACCAACGCCCTCAAAATACTTGATGTTGTTTTGCGCTCTCCATGACGTGTAAGCAGAACGTAGGACAGACCTACCAGAAGGCTCGTTCGCCACAGATGTAGTTCGAAAATGCAACATCTTTGAGTATGGGATATATACGTTCTTTTGCGCAGCTACCTGCCACACGCCTTGGATGTCACCATTGTCCTTGGCTTCAAAGCGATCAATCGTCCATTGTGCGCGAGATGCTAGTTTCCTCATGCGAATAAGCCCATCGCTATCACGGCGAGGCACAAACTCGAAGATACTGAAACCATATTGCAGCATGGACAAAGTGTCGGCTACAAATTCTTCCCACGACTTATCGTCCATACCGTGCATGACGGACTGAACGAACTTGACGGCATCGGTAGACTCGCCTTCGACGCGCCATTCGATAGAGCGTAGCATCATCGTCATGGCGGTCAGGATAGCGCCAATAACAGCGTCGTTCTCGCTCATCTCGCGATATTTCTTGATACCTTGACGGCCACGAAGCTGGACGACGAACTCATCCTGCCTAATACCCCAGCTTGGGTTGGTATCTGACGCTACGCCTAATTCTGTGTACGGTCGGGCCATTTGTATGTCCTATGCGATTGTTGGGTGCAGTATAGGGCTTTTAAGCGACTTTGAAAACATTGTTCTGTCTCTCACCAACAATACTCAACTGAGGGGTCTTGCGCTTCTTGCGTGTAAGCGCTGATAATGCGTTAAACGCAGATGCTGTGGAGTCCACCTGATCTTTGAATTTACCTTTGGGGAAGAACCGCAATTCATCCATCCAAGCCTTCGTCCAGACGCGCTTCAAAACACTCACCTTGCCAATCTCGATCTGTGACGCCAATGGCTCTGCGCGTGTCTCCTTAGAACCTGACTGCGGCTCTGCTTTAGCGTTATAACCAGCCAACAATGCGATAATATCCTGCACAACGACCTTGCCCGCAGCACCAGGGTCTTGTGGAATGATGATTTTTGTCGCCAAACCATCCTGCTCGGCGGTCTTTTCGATCAACTGGCGAACAGCGCCACCGCCTAACTGCTTACGGATAACGTCCACGACATAAAATTGCTGTGATGTCTCTCCGTATAACATTTTCGTACCTACGGTATAGGCACCTTTCCCTTCGCTACCTGCTAAATCCCATGCACG